CGGTGACCCATCGCAAGACCGACATCAGCAGCGAGTGGGTGGAGGGCAGCTTCACCACCCGGGGCGTGCGCGAGAACGTGGTCGAGCAGGTGAGCGTCTACGTCCAGGGCGCCACGCCCTACCAGCTGCAGACCCGGCTGAAGGCGCTGACCGACGCCCTGGAGCAGCTGACGTTCCAGATGGTCGTCCGCTTCGGTGACTCCCAGCAGACCTGGACCTGCGAGATGGCCGACTACACCGTGGTCACCCAGCAGGAGTACCGCTTCGCCACCATGGCGCTGGTGCAGGCCAACGTCCCGCGCCTGCCCGGCGCCGCACTGATCCAGGTGAGCGCATGAGCAGCACCTTCACCATGTACGGGCGCCAGCAGATGCTGCGCGCCCTGCTGACCCCGGACGCCTTCACCCCGCCGACCTCGCTGCAGGTGGCGCTGTGCCTGCAGGTGCCGCCGGCCAACGCCGCGGCCTCCCAGCTGATCGAGCCGACCAGCGCGGACTACGCACGCCAGGACTACCCGGTCGACATGGCCCACTGGGCCCCGACCAACTTCGGCGAGCTCTACAACACCGTCAAGATCACCTTCGGCCAGGCAGCGCAGCCGTGGGGCTGGATCCAGGGGCTGGCACTGGTGGACCCGGTGGCGGGCCAGTGCGTGTCGGTAGGCTCTGTGGCTGAGCCGTACCAGACCACGATCGGGATGATCCCCTATCTCGACGCCGGGGCCATCGTGCTCGGCATCTACGACTGACCCAGGAGGGCACGATGGCGGGCAACTACCCCGACCCGATCAGCAACCGGATGGCCTACGACCGGGACGGCACCCAGCTCTACGTCATCTCCGGCTCCAACGGCATCACGGCGTTGACCGCTGCCCAGACCCAGGAGATCAACGACGAGGACGACCAGACCTCGGACTGGCACATCCCCGACGCCATGGCCTACCTGCTGCTGTTCTTCCCCGAGAAGCGCGACATCAGCGGCTGGCTGGCCATCGTCTCCGACCAGTCGGCCCAGCCCCTGCTGCGCATGGACGTCTCGACCAACACCACCAACGGGCTGGACGGCACCTGGACCACCGTGGCCAGCAACACCGCGTGCAAGTCCACGCCGGTCAAGCCGACGTTTCGCACTGGGGTGAACGCAGTCTCCGCGCTAGGCCAGCAGGCAGTCCGGTTCGCCACCTCCCCGGCGGCCGGCGGCGGCAACCTATGGCTGCACCTGGCCGCGCTGCACCTGTACGGCAACATCTCGCCGGGGCAGAACCCCGACCGGCTCGCGCTGTGGCACCCTACCAACGACGCACACGTCTCTGGGGCCTACTTCGACTGGGGCGACGTGCCGCGTTCCTCGAGCGCGGACCGCACCTTCCGGGTGAAGAACCTGTCCCCGACCAAGACCGCACAGACCATCCAGCTGACCCTGGACGCGATGAGCGATGCGACGCCCAGCGTGCCCGGGCAGTACACGCTGTCCTCGGACGGGGTGACCTTCACGGCCAACCTCAGCATCCCCGACCTGCCGCCGGGCGGGGTCTCCAACGTCCTCACGGTGCGCCGGGTCACCCCCAGCAATGCTCAGCTCTCGCTGTGGAACCTGCGCCTGATCGCCCAAGCCGCGGCGTGGAGCTGATCTCGTGTCCTCGATGAGCCGCACCGCACGCAACTTCTCCATCAGGGCCCACTTCGGCAACGACCGTCACCCCACGATGAGCCTGGCGACGCTGTACTGGGCGGCCATGAAGGGCAGCCCGTTCGTCTCGGGCATCGAGCCGACCGACGGCGTGGGCGGCTATGGCCGGGCCACCACCCCCAACGACAGCTCGCTGTGGGGAACCATCGCCGCCGACGCCATCCAGGTGAGCCTGTTCAGCACCATCGTCTGGCCGGCCGCCACCGGGTTGTGGTCGATCACCGACCCGCTGGACTACTGGGCGATCTTCGACGCGCCGAGCGGAGGGACGCTCTGGTATGCCGGGCCGCTGTCCAACCCGTTCGTCGTGGCCCAGTCGGGCGACCAGCCCCGCATCCCCGCCGGCGGGATGACCCTGACCCAGGCAGGCTGAGGTGGCCGACCTCCGCGGGGTCACCAACGGCTACCACGGCAGCGGCTCGCGTGCGTATGCCGCCTTCCCCACCCCGCTGCAGGCAGGCGACCTGCTGGTGCTGCTGGTCGGGGACCGCTACACCCCCACCATCTCCAGCGCCTGGACCGTAGAGAGCGCGCTGGCGGGGACCAACCAGAGCGGGCTGTTCGCCTGGAAGATCGCCGACGCCAGCGACGTCAGCGCCGCCCAGGTCTACTACGACCTCAGCGGGACCAGCACCGGTACCTGGGCGGTGCTGGCCTTCAAGGCCGGCACCTTCAACGTGCTGGACCCGGTGCTGTCCTTCTGGACCAACGCCGACCCGACGGCCGACCAGGCCACCAACTACCTGGCCATCAGCACCGGTCAGGACATCTACCACTTCATCACCGCGCGCACCGGTGGGCCGGCACAGATCTTCGCCAGCAACGGCGGGCCGCTGTTCCTGCGGGCGGGCGACCCGGACAACGCCGCGGCCCTGTTCACCCAGGAGGCGGCCTCCGAGACCACGCTGAACGAGACGTGGAGCTCGGCGGCCAGCGTCACCGGGGCCTTCAAGGCCTCCTTCATCGTCAACGACCCGGCCGGATCCAGCTACCTCGGGGCGATCAACGGCTCCGCGGTGGTGCTGCGCGCGACCTACGACGTCGCGGCCATCGGCCCGGACCCCAAGAGCTACCTGCTGACCCGCACCCCGGTGCTGCGGGTACTGGCCGACGGCACCCCCAAGCCCTTCCAGGTGGAGTTCCAGACCTCGGCCAGCCTGGACTTCTCCTCACCCAACGTCACCTGGGACGTGGTGCTGACCGGGATCAACCCCGGCGAGGTGGACACCCAGGTCGGCATCAACCTGCCGGACGGCAAGACCAGCTACTGGCGGGCGCGCGCCGGCGACGGAACCACCTGGGGACCGTGGTCGGTGCCGAGCGCGCTGCAGATCTACCTGGCCAGATCCAGCGCCACGGAGTACTTCGAGGAGAACGTCGGCGCACTCCTGGGACCGCTGAGCTCGCTGGGGATCGAGAGCCTGTACGAGAACGCGGGCATCGCGGCCCTCTCCTCCCCGGTAGCGGTGGAAAGCCTGTACGAGAACGCGGGCTTCGAGCGGATCGCGCACGACGACACCGCCGAGTACATCTACGAGAGCGAGGTCAGCACCAACACCCCGACCCCGCACCTGTGGTTCGTCTACAAGACCTACGGCTTCGTCAACGACCACGTCTACCTCTACGGGCAGGGGCTGGGCTCGCTGGCCTCCCAGTACAACGCCAAGCCGATGATCGACTACGGGCCCGACTTCACCCTGGACGATATCGCGCTTGGCATCTTCGACTGGAGCGTGCTGCCTGGCGGCCCGGACTCCTACGGCCCGGACCGCAAGATCTACGCCGGCGCCGACGGGGCCCCGCCGACCAGCAACGTGGAGACCCAGATCATCGAGGTGGTCATCCCCACCGACGTGGCGCCCTCCCAAGACGCTGGCTCCCAGCTGGACCAGGTCTACGTCAAGACCGACGGCGGCAGCTCCAACCAGGTCGGCTGGCTGGTCTACCCCTCGTTGCCGATCCCGATGACCACTACGCCCTCGCTGAACCGAACTGGGGTGGTGGCCCGGGTGGTGGCCGACCCGGTGGCCAGCGAGAACCTGATCGAGCAGCTGCACGCGGCCTTCACCGCCGACACCTACATGGTCGCCGGGTCCGACCCGGTGGCCATGCCGGCGATGGGCGCCTTCTCGTTGACCGAGGCCAGCGTGCTGACGTACTCCACCACCTCCTCGCTACAGGCTCCGCTCGAGGTCAACCTCGGCGCCACCAGACGCTGGCTGCCGGATGAGTCCAAGTTCGTGCCACGCACCGACCTGGGCACCGGCGTGAGCACCTGGCTGGCCAGCGTCGGGGACGCCAACACCTACTGGAAGATGACCTCCCCGCAGGCGCCCTACGTCAACCCGGCATACCTGTACGACTCCCGGCTGGGCGACCAGAGCGGGCAGGGGGTCATCTTCGATGGCACCAGCTGGTTGGAGCTCAGCGCGCCGGTAGCCGACGGACCGGTGTTCTCCATCGCCTTCGTAGGCGTGCTGCACCCCAACCCCAGCGGGCCGGAGTCGGTGATCATGTCCACCTTCGTCAGCGGCACGCCGGCGGCCGGGACCTACCCGCTGAAGCTCTCGCTGGCCGGGGACCTGCTCCAGCTGAAGATCGGCGGCCGGATGAGCAGCGACCGGATCACCCAGCTCTCCGCCCGCCCGGTGGCCGTGGTCTACTCCAGCAACGCCACCACCGGCCGGCTGCTGGTGCTGGACAAGGTCAGCGGCATGCACTCCTTCACCCACCCGACGATGGAGACTTCAGGCATGAAGATCTACCTCGGGCGTCCGGGCACGTTCGACCTGAACGACCGCAACGCCCGGATGGACCTGCTGGACCTGGCGATGTGGAACAACACTGCGCTCAGCGCCGCGCAGATGTGGTCGGTGGCCAGCAAGCTGGACAGCGTCTACGGCGTGACCGGCCCGAACAAGGTCGCCTAGCCGCCAATGGCTACCCAGCAGCGCCCGGTGACCGGGCACCTGAGCGACACTTCGCTGGCCGGGCACTTCCGGGTGGTGGCGCACCCGCCCAACTCCGCCCCGGTGGACATCTCCTTCTTCCGCGGCAAGCCGACCACGATCGGGGACTTCTCCTTCTCCGACCCGTTCGGGCCCGAGCAGATGACCATCACCTTGCCCCAGGTCAGCATCTTCGAGGGGCTGGGCCAAGGCGACCTGTCCTGGGCCCGCAAGCACGTCAACATCGACGTGATCTGGGTGGGCGCGCTGCCGGCGGCATACCCCTTCGGCGCTGGCTACGGGACGGGCTTCGTGCCACAGTGGCGCTGGGAGGGGTATGCCGTCTCCAACAGCCGCTCCCAGGGACTGACGCTGCAGCTGAAGGGGGCCCTGCTGCAGCTGGACAACTTCCTGGCCAAGCCGGAGTTCGCCGGGCGCCCGATCCCCTATGAGTGGGCCATCAGCCGGCAGTTCCTGCACCGCTCCAGCCTGCGGCTCAACCCGTTGAAGATCATCTGGCCTTCATGGTGGCCCAGCACCTACACCCCGCCGGCCAAGGGCACGCCCAGTTACCTGATCCCGGCCGGGGTGAGCAAGGGCGAGAAGTGGACCGGCCTGCTGACCCGCGAGACCGGCAGCTGGGACCCGGTGCTGACCAGCTACGTGCAGACGCTGCTGTCCTCGATGTACTCCGAGCGCGGGCGCTGGAGCGTCGAGCTCGGCGCCTACCGCCAGCCGGTGCTGCTGCACCGCGACTTCATCAGCGAGCCGGCGGACACCACGGTGGTCATCGACCCGGTGGACCCCGGCCTCGAGCTCGACCTGAGCGAGGACTGGGAGCAGACGGCCACCACCGTATTCGGGCAGGGCACCTCGCTGTCCGGGGTGACCTACTCGGGCATGAGCGTCTCCTCCGACGGCTCGACCACGTCCTACGAGCCGCTGGCGGCGCTGCGCCAGGTGTGGCCCGAGCAGGTGGACAACGGCTGGCTGGACGAGCAGGTGATGGCCAAGGAGGTCATGGTCCAGATGCAGGCCGGGCTGAGCGCGGACGACGCCGCGGTGGTTGCCCGGGCGCACCTGGCCCGCTTCTCCGACCCCGGGCTGACCGGCACCATCACGCTGTCCACCGACCCGACGCTGGGCGGGGTCAGCCTGCCGCGGCACCTGGTGCGCGCTGGCATGGACGTGCACATCCCCGGCATCCTGGGCCGCCCGGAAGGAGTGCTGGCGCACATCTCCAAGTCCAGCCACTCCCCGAGCACCAACAAGACCACCCTGACGGTGGATACCAAGTTCCGCGACGCGCTGACGGTGGAGGAGGTGCGCACCCGCGGCCGTGACGCCTTGCAGGTCTCCCGGATGCTCATCGCGGGCCAGTACCAGCCGCCGATCCCCGACCAGGTGCTGCCGTGGTCCTACGCCGAGGGCAGCGGGATCATCCCCTCCAACAACGCCTACAGCGCGGTCAAGCTCTTCTCCGGGATGCCCAACAGCATCTCCTTCCCGTGGACGGACTGGACCACCCAGCACCCGCCGCGGGACTCCCGCTGGCGCAGCTCCTACCTGCGCCTGGGGCCGGCCCAACCCAACGCGGACCTGAACTGGGTCCTGCAGAGCGGGCCCGGCGGCACCAGCCTCGGCGTGCCGATCAAGATGGCCCAGGCGGGCAGCATCCGGCTGCTGCAGGTTGCTGCCTACGACGCCAACGGCAACGTGATGCAGGTGCCCTTCCACATCAGCTTCTACTACAGCCGCGGCGTGAACAACATGTCGATGCCGCAGATCCCGGTGGAGCAGGTCGGCATGTTCCGGCCTTACGCCGCCGGCCAGCACTACCCGTTCGTGCGCGACGGCTTCGAGGAGTTCAACCAGGACGGCACCCGGACCAACCCGAACATCCCGCAGCCGACCCAGAGCGTGGGCATGATCCGGGCCTACGGGACCTTCTATGAGAAGGCCGGCTACTTCCCGGGCTCCTACGGCTCGGGAGACGCACCCACCGGGATGCTGGTCGACGAGAACACCTGGTCCTTCGACAGCAGTGGGTTCTCCGACTCCAACTTCGACCCCTACAGCGTGGAGCGCAACCTGACCAACCCGATGGCCGGGCAGGTCTACGCGATGATCTACTGCGACGCCCAGGCCACCCAGGAGGTCTTCTTCCTCGGGCGCATGTTCCGCGTCGAGCCCGGCACCACACAAGGAGCATGAGATGGCCAACGGCCGGTTCAGCAGCGAGATCGTGTCGGGGTGGATGGACGGCATCTACGCCAAGGACCTGTACCTGGCGCTGTTCTTCACCGACCCGCAGACGGTCTCCGACCCGCTCAGCGTAGAGGTGGTCGGTGGGGTCTACTCCCGCCAGCTGGGCGTGTGGACCCGCTCGGCGCCGAACGTGCTGACCCTCTCCGAGGCGGTCGTCTTCCCCGGGCTGCCGCCGGGTACCTCCCTGGTCGCGGTCGGCGTCTTCGACGCGGCCTTCAACGGCACCTTCATCGCCTCGGACCTGATCCCCGCTCCGGACTCCCCGGTCAGCTACCCCAGCGGCGGCACCTACGTGCTGCCGGCCGGGCAGTACATCTTGGGCATCGACGTCTCTGGGAACTAGCCCAGAAACGCAAAAAGACCTCCCGGGCCCCCACCACCCCGAAGGGCGGTGGGGGCCACAGGCCTCATCCCAAGGAGGTCATTCGTCCGAGGCTGCCCGCGTCCCGAACCGTGGTCCGGACGCGGTGGCAACCTGCGGTCCGCCGGTGCGTCGCAGCACCAGCATGAGAGCGTCCAGGACAGCCCAGATCGCGTCTCCTATAGCCAGCACGACCGAGGTCGACTGGCGGATGTTGCGCACGGTGTTGCTGGCCCCTTCGGGGTCAGCCTTGACCTTGCGCCGGTATGCCGTGACAGCGCCGATGGCCGCCGCGGCGATCATGATGATCGTCACTGGTAGTGAGTCCCTTCGTTGTACTCGAACACGCTTCTTCGGCTGCGCTCGAGTGCCTGCGTGACCTTGCGCTTGGAGGACTCGCGCCGGTACACCATGCGGTTCCACAGTGCGAGCGCCTCCGGTTCCTCTCTGAGGTAGTCCGACATCGGGGCGAACTGGAGCGGCACCAGATTCCTGATCTCTTCTGGGGAAGCCTCGGGTCGGGCGATGATCCGGTTGGCGTACAACTCCTCGAAGACGCCCCGCATCGTCATGCCCTGATCTGGGTCCAGCCCGAGCCTCTCCCACTCCGAGACGTCCTCCCAGAGGAGCTCGGAGTCCCACTCCGCACTGAGTTCCCACTCCACGACCATGGTCAGCTGCTCGTAGAACGACTCGTACAGCCGCGAGCGTGCTGCCGCCTCGATCTTCTCCATCAGGGCGAGCGTTTGCTGGTCCATCACCGGGTAGCCGTTCCAGACCCTGGCCCAGTCCAGGCCCTCGTCATAGGACCCCGGGCCCTCCCAGACGCGGTGCTCGACGACCCCCACGTAGCTGGGGAAGAGGCGCCATTGCTCGCCATGTTCGCGGTCGAGGTGGTTGGCCACGGTGTCCTCGTCGGTCCGCTGCCAGGTGGGCGTGAACTTGTCCAGCGGGGAACAGGCCTTCATCCGCACGGGGATGTAGACCGGGTCTCCGTTCTGGTCGTCCGTGCCGCTCGTATCGCCCTCCCAGCACCAGGGGGAGAGAAGGTGCTGGATCACCAGCACCTCCCCTCCCTGCTCCAGAACCATGATCTGCTCCGGATCAACCCGAACTCCGATCGCTTCTAGGTCACCGATCTGGTAATCCCAGAAGACCATGACTCAGTGGCGATTGCCGGAGCGCTTCCCGGCTGCCCGCTTCTCCGCCCGGTTGGTCGGCTCGGCGGTCGGCGGGATGGTGTCGTGCTCGGTGGCGTCGCTCACCTTGCCCGACTGGGTGGTGACCGCCGAAGAGGCGATGTGCACGCTGCCGTCGTTCTCCTCAGCCAGCACCAGCTTGCGCGGGCGCTTGTCCTTGGAGAACTTCGCCTTGGCCGACAGGAACACGTCCATGCCCATGATGATCGAAGCGATCGAGATGACCGTGGTGGTCAGGTAGGCCGCCGGCGCGGCCAGGAAGCCGAGCGGCAGCAGCGCCACCAGTGCGAGCACCTTCGGGGCGACCAGCAGGGTGCCCACGAGCCGGGCAGACATCATCGGCAGCCCGTTGAGGTGGGTGTAGGGGGTGACGTACTTCAGCCACAGCCCCGCAGCCTTGCCGGTTAGCCCCAGGTCGTCGCCGTCGCCGACGACCACCCGCCCGATGTCGGCCATCCGGTTGGCTACCCAGCGCCCCGGGGATCCCAGGTGGTCACCGGCGAAGGACTGCGTGCCGCTCCACACCTTGCCGAACAGGCGCAGCGCCCAGCCCAGGGGGCGAAGCATCAGCCCGGCCAGCGATCGACCGTTCTCGGTGGAGACCATCAGCAGGCCAGCACCGATCATGCCGTTGGTGCCCATGAACTGGGCCAGCCCGGACGCCTTCGACTTGGCCCAGTTAGCCGCCGCCTTGGCGTTCTCGCTCACCGCCTCCAGGTGCAGCGTGCGAACCAGCCAGCCCCACGCCCGGCGCGGGGTGGCCATCAGCCGGTTCAGGCCTTCGCTCGCGGCAGCCTTGGCCCGCAGCAGCAGGCCCATCTTCTCCATGGTCCCTGGTGGAACCGTGACCGAGCGCGTGTCGCGCCCAACGGTCGCAGTACTCATTGCGTCGTCCTCCACTTGAGTGATGCGAAGCCGCGACATCAGCCGGGCTCCGCCTGGTGAGTTCGGGTCTATGTCGACCCAGTCCTTGCTTCCACGCCGGCGGTAGGCCAGCGTGACCGATGGCGTGCTGGTCACCCTGCAACTACCTCCAGACATGGCGAAAGCCCCGGTGCAGGTGCACTCGGGGCTTGCAGCATCGACCCTATATTCGGGCTTCAGCCTCTCGATCGACGGGGTTTTTCCTGCCGCAAAACGGCGAGGTGATCCCCTCCCGATCTAGTGGTAATAGTAACACGCTACTACCACTACGTGCTGGTCTTCGCTCAGATCCGCTCGATCAGATCCTCTGAGACGTAACGGAACCGGCGGCCCAGCTCGTCGCAGAGTATGTCACCGGGCGCCAGCACGGTGTCCAGATCGAGCAACTGGCCGTCCTTGTAGAACAGCATCGGCGTCATCAGGACAGACCTCCCAGCGCGCGGTTGATCTGCTCGATGCGGACCACGCTGCGGACCTCGGCCTGCTTGCCGGCGCCGCGCAGGTGGTAGGCGTCCGGGTAGACGTAGTGGTTGGAGATCTTCTCCATCCGGACCAGCCTGCCGTCGGGGCGCTTGGAGATGCGGTAGTGCTCCACCCGCTGGGTCTCGCACCGCATGCAGACCACGGTGCGGGTCACCTGCATGGTGTTGCGCGGCTCCCCTTTGACCCGCTGCCGGTAGAACGGGACGTCCACCGCCCAGGCGTGCTGGATGTCCCGGCAGGCCAGCATGGTGTCCGGCAGCTTGGCCACCTGGTCGGCGATGTCCGGGTCGGGCATCTTCAGCAGGCGCCCGCTGCGGCGCTTGGTGGGTGTCACTTCGTGCCTCCCAGCCGCACGAAGCGCGGGGCCCCTTGCTCGATGATCTTCAGCGCGGCGGGGACGCCGTCCCTCTGCAGGGCTGCTCGAGCCCGGCTGACGGTGTCGCTGGTGTGCATGCTCAGCGCCAGCTGGCGGCCCATCTCGCTGACCTCCATGAAGGTGTTGGGTTCGTCTTGCGCGTGCTTGCCACTCACTTCTGCTCCTTGATGTATGCCGCTCCTCGAGCGACGTGTGAGTCCGGACCAACAGCGCTCTCGGGCAACTCCGAGTAGCTCTGCCGGGTGTAGCGCTCGATCTTGTATAGGGTGTTGACGTCCACGCCGTCCCTGGCCGCCAGAGCCTTCAGCTCTGGTAGGCCCTGAGGAATGACCAGCGCCTGCACCGAGGTGCTGCGGCCGGTAACCAGCAACAGCTCCTCCGGCGGTGGCCAGGACGCCTTCCAGCGCAGCAGGTGTGTGCGCACGCGCTGGTCCGGGTCGTCGAACAGCATCACGTGGTCGGTCTCGCTCATCCGAACCACTGCACCGTGCACAGAGCCATGAAGGCGGCAGTGAAGGCCAGCGTGATGCCTCCGCGAAGGAAGCGCTGGACCACGGCCACGCGCGACTCGCGCCAGGGAGCACGAACACCAGGAGCGCGAAACCCCTGGGTCCGCGCCTCCAGGTCAGCGCGGACCGCCGCTCGCAGCATCGCGTAGCGCCATCGCATGTCCGGCTTGCCGGCGTAGCTGTGATGACCGAAGGCGTCATGCATCCCAGCGACGATGTTGTCCTTGCTGACCCCGATCTCGACCAGGAACAGCACGTCCTGCTCGAAGGTCCTGGGTCGCGCGGGCCGCGGGACCGCCATGCTGGACCAGCGCGCGGACAGCCCTGCCAGATCGAACGAGATCACGTTCGAGTCCTCGGTGCCCATCAGTCCTCCTTGTCCGCGATGTCGCCGGTCAGGACGAACTCCCGGAACATGCCAGCCAAAGGGCGCAAGTCCTCGATGAGCGCGTCGGCGCCCTGGCGGGTTTGCTCCATCGTGGCGCCGAGCTCCAGGTCCGCTCGGATGGCCTCCGCGAACCCCGGATACTCGGCAGCGATCCGGTCAGCGACCCGGCGGACCATCTCCCCCTCGAAGCCGGCCATCTGGGCCAGGCTGGTGATGAAGTGGTCGAGAAGCTCTCGAATCTGCTCGTCCAGCTGGTCCTCGGCGGCAGTGATCTGTGTATCCATCATGGTTCTTCCTTCTCCTCTGGGATGAGTGAAGCCCAGGGGCTGTGGCCAGCCCCTGGGCGGTGGTGCTGTGATGCAGGTGGATCAGCCGCCGGTGGTTACTCCGTTGCCGCCGACAGCGGTGAAGAACGTGCCCGAGATCAACCACAGGATCGCGATGACGATCAACGCCACCATCGTGCGCTTGTGGTTGCGCATGATGTAGGCCAGCACCACGGCAACCCCGGCCCCGAAGTAGGGGAAGAGACCGCCGGCCACGACCGCTGCCAGGATGGCCAGGGTGCAGTTGCGGGTGGTGTGGTCGGCCCGTTCAGGGGCCTCGTAGCCGGCCATCAGTTGTAGCTCGATCCGTTGGCCGCCCAGGTCCCGTTGTAGTGGACGAAGGTGCGCTCGACCGTGCCCTCCTGATAGATGCAGCCATACTTCAGCAGGCACATGTCGAAGGTCCCCTCGATCATCGCTGAGGCGCCGCCGTTGGTGTGCCCGTAGTAGATGTAGAAGCCCTCCGAGAGCGGACCGAAGCCCTCCCACTGTTGGCCGACCCGGGCCCACAGGTAGATGTAGTGGCTCGGGGTGGAGTGGGCGTAGACCACGCGGCCACCGCTGTAGCAGAAGTCCGTGCGCAACGCGGTGTAGGCCAGGTGCTGGCCGTACATGTTGTTGACGTACTGGGTGCGCTTGACCCAGTTGCTGGACCCATAGCAGGACGACCCGAGGTTGCTGGGCCGCTGCATGGCGGTGGACGGCACCCCAGCGGTGGTCGAAGCGCTGACGCTGGTGGGCACCGTGGCGGCCACGCTGGGATCAGCCAGCACCGCGGAGATCACGGTCGGGCTGATGCCGTGCCGGGCCAGTGTGTTGGTGACCAGAGTGCGCTGCGCCGCGGTCAGCCGGGACGTAGCAGAAGCCGCCGGCGCGCTGATGACTGCGCCGGCGGCAAGGACAGCCAGGGCGACACTGGCCGCCCGAGCTGTACTGATGCGGATCTTCATCTGATGCTCCATTCACTCGTTGGGCTACTGCGGGCATGAGAAAAGGCCCCGAGCGGGTGCTCAGGGCCTCGTTGGTGCAGGTCGTGCGGTACTGGCTTGGCGCCGCTCAGCTCCCTCCGAACGCCAGCGAGAGGTGACGCAGCGGCTCGATGGCCTTGGCCAGCCGTTCCACGTAGTCATCGCTCGCGGGGTCGATCTTGTCGGCGGCGCCAACCACCTGGTCCAGCAGGTCGACCTGGGCAATGCCCTCGTCGAGCCGGGCGATCATCTGGTCGACCTCGGGGTTGGCTGGCAGGGCGGTCATCCTGTTGCGCAGGTGCACCATCTCCACGCGCTGACGCATGGAGACGGCGTGCGTCTCGAGCAGCTCGACGTAGATCTTGTTAGCCGCCAGCAACTGCCGGATAGCGATGATGTCCTCGATGAGGTCGTCGTTCTTGCTGGTCATGATCTTCTCCTCTGGGATGAGAAAAGGCCCCGAGCGTGTGCTCAGGGCCTTCCCGACACGGGGCACAGTGCTCCCGTCGTCGTTGGTATAAGTATGACACCTTATACCTCAGGTGGCAAGTCATTCCCGCAGAACGAATGTCTGGCTGATCATCTGGGCCCCCTCGATGTTCGAGAGCGCCTGCCAGATGGCCGGTTCGGCCTGCTCGGTGACCTTCATCTTGATGTTCAGCATCCCTGTGCGCCGCACTGGACGCGTCCCGCACACCACCTCGCTGGCTCCTCCGTGCCTGGTGATGTGGTGGGTCACCAGCAGCCGCGGCACCCGCGCGTAGACCATGCCCGCCATGTCGGTGTACTTGCTCCAGAAGCGGGCCGGGTCGTGGTCCAGCAGCACTTCATAGGACTCGAACGGTGGGCGGGAGGGCCAGCAGTGTGTGCCTGACCCTCCCGCCCGTACCGTCATCAGGTCCTGGTTGCCCAGCTTGATGTGCGCTTCTGCGACGGCCTCCGAAGATGCCTGCGCATCCAGGCAGTCGAACATCACCTGCAACCGGCGTTCGGCGCGATCCTCCACTGCTCGAGTCAGCCCTTGACCCCGGCCATCGAGCGCAGCACCCGGGCGGCCCGGGCCTTGGGCTCCTCCTTGCGCAGCAGCTGGCGGCTGACGTAGGAGTCGTTGGTGGTGTGCGAGCGGTGGTGGTCGCTCCATTCGGTGCTGGCCATGAGCAGACCGTACCCAGTGCCGGCGATGTGCTCACAGGTGCTGGAGGCGAGCACCTCGCGGATCTTCTCCCGGGCGATCACCACGTTGTCGGCCTGCCGCTTGCCCATGTCGTCGCTGACCGGCAGGAAGCGCTTGAGGTAGGCCTCGCGCTGGCGCGGGCCGGCCTTCCACTGCGCCAGCTGGGAGGCGAACTCGGCCCACTTCGCGCTCTCCCCGCGCGCCGCCGCGATGCCGCGGCCGACCTCGGCGACCCGGTCTTTCCAGCTGGAGGTGTGCCGGATGGTGAAGCCCACCCGGCGCCCGTCGATCATCTCGGCCAGGGAGAGGGTGTTGCCGCACTGCACCCGGACGTTGGTGGGTATGCCGCGCAGCCCTCCGCTGCCGTCGTGGCGGCTGGACAGGGCCAGATATCGGTAGGTCTGGCTGGGGTCCCACTCCAGCTCCAGCGGCCGCTTGAAGAAGCACAGCGCGACGATCTGGCGGCCGCCGTACAGGCTCATCAGCGCCTCGAACTCGACCGGGTCGTCGTCGCCCTCGATCCCCAGCGCGGCATTGATGACCTCGCCGAACTCGGCGTTGGCGATGACGTGGTAGCTGCTGGGCTGGATCGCGAGGATCCGCTCGGGGTCGCCCTGCTCGAGGTCGTCACGCACGATCGCCTGCCAGCCGCGTACCGGGCGGAAGGCGATGTCGCTGCTGGAGGTGTAGACGGTCTCGACGTCGACCTCCCAGGTCAGTCCGGCCTGCTCGCGCGCCTCTTGCCAGCTGCGCGGGCTGCCGGTCAGCACGGCTCGCTCCAGTCGGTGCCACGAGGGCTTGCGGACCATGAAGCCGGTGTCCCAGTGATGTGCCATTGATGCGTGTCCTCCACGGTGTAGTCGGTGAATAGCAAGGGCCCCGCAGTACCAGTCGTACCACGGGGCCCTGTCCTGCTGTCTGCTCAGCCAGCAGCCGGGGGCTGGTTCTCGGTGCTGGGGGCGATCTCGGCGCCGGGGTTGTCCAGGCCGCCGTCCAGCTCCTTGGCGACGTCGTGCAGCTTGGTGCGGCGCGGGCCCTCGACCCACGTCGCCGCCGTACGCAAGAACTGAGCGATCTCGCTCAGGCGGGTCTGCTCGATGGCCTTCACGCCTTGGCCTTGCTGTCGGTGGACCCGGAGGTGGAGCCGGAGGTGGGCGAGCTGTCCTTGGACCCCGCGGTAGTAGCGGTGTCGGCGGAGGTCTTCTCGTCCTTGTTGCGCTCCTCGGCGCGCTTGACGGCCTCGGGGTCGGGGTCCGTCGGCGCCGGCTCCCAGCCCGGGTCACCCGCGGGCACCAGGCGCTCGATGCCCAGGCGGTCGGTCACCGTGTGCACCTCCTGGGGGTCCTTGGGCTGGGCGATCTCGGTGGGGGTGGGGTCGGTGTCGACGGCGCCGGCGTCCTTCTTGGCGTCCGTGGAATCGGTAGCTGCCATGGCTTCCTCCTAGTCGGGGAGCACCAATGTGCTCGATAGAACCGTATGACGAACCAGGGCGGTCCGCCGTGATCACACGTCGGCGGATCAGATGTGTTCTGCCGCCTGCTGTAGCGCAGCGAGGTAGCCGTCCGGGTTGTCCGGGACGACCACGGTGCGGGCCTTGTCCGCCTCCTCGCTCATCTTCTCGGGGTCAAGGCCCACGAGCTTGGCGCGGTTGACGATGATGTTCATGATCAGCTGGGCCGAGGGGACGTGGCCGGACATGGCGTTGGTCCACATCGCCTGCTGCAGCGCGTCCAGCCGGTTGACCTCGAGGGTGAGCATCTCCCGGGCGCTGGCCTCGACCACCAGGGAGCGGGCCTCGGCCATGTATCGGTCGACGTCGGACTTGGCCGCGCCAGCGCTGGTGTAGTTCTCCTGCTGGGCGATCTCACCCCAGCTCACCCCCTGGATGCGCATCTGGTGGCAGCGGTAGGCCCGCTCGGCCTCAGTGACCACCGAGCTCGGTACCGCGACCGGGGAGCCGGTGGCGTTGCGGAAGACCAGGACGTTGTCCTCGCGCTCCTCCTTGGGCCGGACGTCGTCTGGGGGCAGGTCATCGCTCATGGGCCAGCCTTCCTGCGCTTGGACCGCTTGGGCTCTGGAGGCGGTATCTGGCCCAGCGTACGGAACATCCCGTACAGCCCGATGCACATCGCATCGACCTGGTCCTCCAGGCCTCCGGTGGCCTCATAGAGCGAGGGGTGGTTATCGGCCAGCCAGGCGGCCACCTCGTTCTTGGTGGCCCGGCCGTTGCCGCAGACCTTGGCCTTCCAGGTCGACTGTCCAACTTCGCTGATCTCGGCCCACGGCGCCGCTGCCTTGATCGCCCCCACGGTCTCGGCCATCCCGATGGTGGTGCTCTGGTTCGCGCCGGGGCCGTTGCTCAGGTAGGGCATCTCGATCCACAGCCGGGCCCCGTCTGGCAGCTGGCGGCACAGCCAGTCGGTCAGGGCGCGCAGCTCCTGTCCGCGCTCGCCGGGCTTGACCAGGTCGATGGCCCGGGAGACCTTCCAGTAGGGCCAGCCCAGCGCGATGCGGCGCTTGCCGATGTCGATGCCGACATCGGCCGTTTCACTCTGCGGCATTGGCGGCCTCCAGCTCCTCCAGCTGCTCGACCTGCTGCAGCAGCGTGCTCGCCCAGCCGGGCAGCGCCTCGGCGAGCGGCACCAGACGCCCTCCATCGCCGGTCCTCAGCTCCTGCGCCGCGCTGACGGTGTGCACCGTGGGGCAGTTCTTGCGGTACGGGCAGCGCCGGTAGGTGGCCCCGATCCGCTGCTCGCACATGTCGAGCATCGGCGGGAGTTCGTCGGCCTCGACGTAGCCCTTGTAGGACTTCAGCCGGCGCAGCACCTCGGCCTCGATCTTGGCGTCGCGCTCCACGCGGAACTCGTGGAACTGCCCGCCGGAGCGGTCCTCGTAGACGATGCTGGCCCAGTCGGCCCCGGTCAGCAGGAAGTAGTTGTGCACCTGCAGCAGGTTCTCCCACTTGGGCCAGCGCTCGTTGAGCACGATCTTGTTGTAGACGTAGAGCCCGGCGGTCTTGAGCTCGAAGATCGAGCCGTCGACCAAGGTGGCGTCGATGCTGCCGCCAGAGAGCAGCTCGGGGTCATGGACCCAGACCTCCGCGTCGGTCATGTACCCCAGCGTCAGCCCCTCGATCTGCCACTTCAGGTGCCCAGAGGTGCCGTGATCCATCATCTCCTGGTTGTCGATGTCGGGCGGCAGCTGCGGGGCGCCGGCATACCCCAGCACCAGGCGCCGGGCGCACTCACCCATGGAGGAGGGCGAGAAGCGGCCCGGCCGCTCGTGCTTGAGCTGACCCAGGTGGACCTTGATGACGTGCGCCATGGCCTTGAGGTTGGGCTGCTTCTCGTGCTCGAGGCGCTCCAGCCAGCGCACGTGCGGACCGGTGACGATCAGGTCGTCCCCGGCCTCGGCGTGTCGGATCAGCTCCTTCAGTGAGGGCATCAGCGCTCCCCGCCAGCGCGCAGCGCCTCGGGGTCCTCATCGACCAGCGGAGCGTGCCGGGCGATCTCAGCGTTGACCCACATCATCGAGGTCTGCAGGTCGGTCAGCGCCTGGGACTGCTCCCGGCTCGGGCGGGTCACGTGCAGCACCAGCTCGGCCATCTGGATGTAGGCCTGGCGCACCGTGGCGTGCAGTGCGGCGGTGTTGACCTCGCCCTTGGGGACCTCCTGCGGCGGGCGGGCCCGGTGGTAGCCGAAGCGCTGGCGGATCTCTTCTGGGGTGATCATCGGTTCCTCGACTCTCGTATGCGGGCGCGCTGCCGGGCGGCAGCACGACGGTTCTCTGCAGTGCAGTCCAGGCAGCGGCAGCCCTTGTTGTAGCTGGAGCGCTTGCCGTGCTCCACCCCCTCCAGGATGACGTCGCCGTCCTGCGTCCGGCGGGGCCGGCCGATGCGGGTCTGGGAGACCCACTGTTCGGGCGCGTAGCCACCGCAGACCATCCAGTCATCCAGCTGCTCTACCCCGGCAACCAGCGCCTCGACGGCGTGGTGCCCGGCGCCGGCCTTGACGTCCCTGACGTTCTCCCGGATGTCACGCAGCGCCTGCGTGGGATCCATAGTCATATCTCCAACCCTTCTAGGGCGTCGACCTCCGCCAACGCCGCGATGATGCCGCCGGACTCAGCAGGTGTCTTCTTCATGGCAAGCCCTTTGGCGCCGGACACGCGCTTGGGCAGGACCCGCTGGCCGAGGTCGGTCAGCGAGGTGTACGGCGCCTTGTCGGCAATCTCCTTGGCTGCTACGGCGCCGACCCCGTTGACCGCCAGTAGGCCGCGGCGGATGGCCTGGCGGGCGGGGTCGAAGGAGTAGTTCGCCTTGGAGTGGTTGACGTGCGGCGGCAGGATCTTCACCTTGTCGCGCCGGGCCTCGGCCACGTAGCCGGTGACCTTCTTGTGGTCGGCGTAGGCGATGAGCATCCCGGTCCAGAATGCGATCGGGTGGTTCACCCGCATGTACGCCTCCCGGTAGGCGATCACGCCGTAGGAGGCGGCGTGGGCCTTGTTGAAGGAGTAGTCGGCGTATGCCGCCAGTCCGTCGACCAGCCAGTCGATGTCGATCGCCGTCCAGCCACGCTTGGTGGCCAGCGCGCGGATGCGCGGCATCTTCTCGGCGATGACCACCGCGGCGCCCTCGGAGTACTCGTTGCTGGCCTTGACCGCGTCCAGCATCTCCTCGAGCTCGGCCGGGGACATGCCCAGCGTCTGCATCACGTCCATCACCTGCTCCTGGTAGAGGAGCACGCCGAAGGTCTCGGCGGTGGCGCTCATGATGTCCTGGTGCCGCTCGGGCACCGGCTCCCGCTTGGCCCGGCGCGACCGGTAGTCCCCGGTGGCGCCGGACTTCATGGTGGCCGGACGGAACAGCGCCTGGGCAGCGATCACGTCCTCGATCCGCTTGGGCTTGAGCTGCTCACAGCCCTTCTGCATGGCGTAGCCCTCCAGCTGGAAGACCCCGATCGTCTTGCCCTGGCCGATGGCCTTGAAGGTGGCCTTGTCGTTCTCCGGGATGCTGTCGAACTCCTGCCCGGAGAGCTCCTCGGCGATACGGATCGCGGTGCGGGTGCGAAGCCCGAGCAGGTCGAGCTTGAGGAAGCCCAGCTGCTCCACGTCCTTCTTGCCGTATGCCGTCACCAGCTTCTTGGACGAGGCGATGTAGGCCAGCGGAAGTTGGGAGACCGACTCCTCGTTCGGCGCCACGATGTAGCCGGCGGCGTGCGTGCCGTAGCCACTGACCAGCTTCATCTCGGCCAGCTGGTAGAGCATCCGCTTGTCCTCGGCGGGCACGTCCCGCCAAGGCATGGAGGGCACCCCGCGCTTCTTCAGCGTGGAGTAGAAGCGCACCCGCAGGCTGCCCTTGCCCTCGTCCTCATCCTCATCGAAGAGCGAGTACTTCATGTGGCTGCCGACGCTGCGCACGGCCCACTTGCCGGTCAGGAAGGCGATCACCTCGTCGCGGCGCTGGTGCTCCACGTCCAGGTCCACGTCCGGTGGCTTCATCCGGTTGCTGGACAGGAACCGGTCGAAGCGCAGGCCGAAGCGGATCGGGTCGACCTGGGTGATGCCCAGCAGGTAGTTGCAGCCGCTGCCGGCCGCGCTGCCGCGGGCGTGGTAGCTGATCCCGGCGCCGCGCATGAACTCGCACACCATGTTGACCAGCAGCAGGTAGGAGGCCATGCCGCCGGCACGGATGACGTCGAACTCCTGGCGGATCTGGGCTACCCAGCGCTGGTCCTTGTCCAGCCCCTTGGCGCTCAGCGCCGCCGTCACCAGGGTCTCCAACTCCTCCTGTGGGTCGCCGTAGACGCTCACGTCGGGGACCTTGAGCTTGAACTGCTCCAGCTCTGGCAGCCGGACGTAGGCCTTCTCGGCCAGCTCCTTGAGCCCCTCGAGCCCGGCTTGCAGGTACTTGGGCTCGAAGTAGGGACGCAGCCCCTCGGCATTGGTCATGTGGTAGCCGCTGCCGGGGAAGACCGCGTCGTCCACGTCGTCGCTGAAGGAGACCAGTCGCTTGAGCGCCTCGTGCAGCGGCCGGTCGGACTCGTGCACGTAGTGGCTGTCGCGGGCCAGGATGACCGGCAGCCCGGCGGTTTGGGCGACCTCCCAGACGCCGTCGAGCACCTCGTCGTCGGTGACGTTGAGGTCGGCGTGGTGGTTGACCACGCCGTGGTTCTGCAGCTCCACGTAGACCTTGGGGAACCACCCCGCCAGCGTCATGGCGATCTTGGCCGCGGCCTTGGTGCCGTGGTGCATCATCACCTGCGGGATGACCCCGAAGAAGCACCCGGTGGTGACCACCAGGCCCTCGGTGGCGCCGCGCTCTGCCATGTCGGCGAAGTCGGCGAAGTCGACCAGTGGCTTGTACCAGAAGCGCCGCGAGGTCAGCGTGGCCAGGTGCATCAGGTTGCGGTAGCCGGCCTCGTTGTAGGCGGCCATGGTCAGGTGCAGGCTGTCCTTGCGGCCGGCGTACTCCGCGTCCGGCACCACGTACAGCTCGATGCCGGGCAGCGGCTCGATACCCGCCTTGCGGCACGCCTTGTAGAGCTGGATCGAGCCGGAGACGCCTCCGTGGTCGGTCAGACCCAGCGCGGGGTAGCCCAGCTCCTCCGCCCGGCGAACGCAGGCGGAGACCTCCGGCAACGCGTCGTTGAAGCTGAACTTGCTGTGGGTGTGCAGCGACCAGAACGGCGGTGACGCTATGGTTGACATGTTCTCCCTCCTCCACGAGTGGGACGGCACGGACAAGGGCGGGGCGCGAGGTGAGGCGCCCCGCCCTTGGTCATGTGGTGATCAGGCCGATCAGTAGGGCGGCTCTGCCGCCTTCGTCTTGGCCATGGCGATCAGCCGCGAGCGGGGCGCGCGGCTGGGGTACTCCACTGCCTGGTCGTCCAGCCAGGCCTTGATGACGCCGGTGTCCGCAGACTCGATGTCCTCGTCGCTGGGGTTGGTGCCCCAGCCCTGGTCCTGCTGGACGGGCGCCTTGCGCACGGTGCTGCGCGAGGCCTTGGGCTCCTCGTTGGGAACCTCGTCGGGCTCGATCCGCGACCCTCGAGGGGTGCGGTCCTTGGGCTCCTCCTCCTTCTTGGCCGCCGGCTCGTCGCCGCGGTATGCCGCCACTGCCTGCTCGTAGCGGTCGGTGAGGATCTGCTGGATGTCGTGCAGCTTCTCGGGGAAGTCGATCGAGTACTTGTCACCCGGCTCGGGGTCGTAGGTGGTTTCCAGCCCCTTGCCCATCCGGTTGATGATGTAGTCCCGGTCCGAGAGCGGCTGGCGGTTGCTGGGGTCCAGCGCGACGGCCCGGGCCTCGCGGGCCTTGAACGTCTTGTAGAGCCCCGAGCCCAGCTTGTAGACGCGCAGCTGGCCACGGTCGTCCAGCGCGTTGACGTAGTACTTGCGGGTGCGGTCGCGGACCTTCTCGTCCTCGTCGGTGCAGCCCACGCACTCGATGCCGAAGCGCTCGGCGCACGGGAAGGCGCCGATGCCATCGGCGTAGTGCTCCCGCTCGGTCGGCCACGCGTCGGTGCCGTAGACGGTGCGGCCGCGGTCGTTGACCATCTCGGCCGGTGCGATGCGGATCTGGGTCGAGGGGTCCTTGAACCCGCGGATCCACACCTCGTCGCTGTTGGAGGCCGGGGTGTAGTCGCTTGCTGCCTGTCCGAACTTCATCTGTTCTTTCCTCCTGCTGTTGGGATGGTGGTGAGACCCGCGTCAGCCACGGGGGTTGATGCGAGCGCGGCCTTGCGGGCGCGCGTTGCGCTGCTCGAGGCGCTCGATGGCGTCGTCGGCCAGGTCCATGACGCGGGTGTTGACCACGTCCATGACCCGGCTGAAGGCCTCCAGCTCGCTCTCGTTGGGGTCGACGCGCGACTGCACGCCGTAGGTGAACCAGCCGTCACCGATCGGGGTCTGGCCGGCCAGGGTGACCTTGGCCAGGATGCTGTCACCGGGGTAGAGGCCGACGATGTCGACCTCGGGGTCCTCCCCGGCGTCACGCATCTGCTCGGCCTCGAGCTCCAGTGCGAGCTCGGGGCTGCGTCTGCCGCGGGCCACCGGGGGCTCGCTGTGGTCGAATCCTTCAGGCATGGTGCTGTTCTCCTATCCATCTGCTGAGCCAGTCGTCGGCAGGGTCGTCGACGTGGCGGTGAGCAATCCCGAGCAGGCCCTTGAGGACCTCCACGGCTCGGGAGTCATACGTGGTCAGGCCGGAGCCGCGCCGTGGCGCGAGCCCCAGGTACCTCACCTTGCGCAACAGCCTCTCGGTCTGTGCAGGGGTGCGGTCGATCTCTGCTGCGATCTCGACCAGCGTCATGCGCGCGAACGCCGTTGAGGGGCGGTAGCGCGGGTAGTGGGTGGTTCTGCTCAAGAGGCGTCGAAGGGATCGGAGAAGCGCACGTGCGCGGTCCCCTTGGACATCCGGGCCACCTTGAGCAGCTGGGCCGAGGTCATCCGGCCGGCCGCGACAGCGCTGCGCAGCGCCTCCAGGTCGGCCTTGCGTGGAGCGACCCGTTCCAACAGCTCCTCGTCGATCTCGCCGTTGGCAGCCATCTCGTTGAGCTTGGCGATGTCGACCTGGATCTTCTCCGGCTGGACCCGGTAGGCCACCCGCTTGACGCCCTTGTCGTCCAGGTAGAAGCGCGGGCCCTCTTCGCCCAAGATCCCGGCCAGCTCATCACGCAGCTGCTCGTAGCGACGCTCCACCTCAGGGTCCTTGCGCCGCAGCGCGGCCAGCCGGTCCAACTGGACCAGCATCGCCTCGATGTCCGGACTGGCCTGCTGGGCCATGGCCTCAAGCTCGTCCCGCTGTTCCTGGTTCATGCGGCTCCCTCCACGAAGCGTTTGTAGTTGTCCTTCATCTGGGTCACGGCGGCATCCCAGTGGGGTATTACATCTACACCGTACTGGGTCCGCCCGACAGCTCGAAGCAGTACCTGCCTCCTTTGGCTCGGGGTGCACTCGGCCGGGTCCTTCTTGGGCCAGTAGACCCGGGCCAGCGGGGCGATCCGGCGCAGCTGCTTGAAGGCCCGCGACGCTGCGCTCTCCCCGGCTTCGTCCATGTCGAAGCCGATCAGGATGACCTTGGGGTTGTAGCGCACCAGCAGCTCGATCTGAGGCATGTGGATGCCGGCGCCGTAGACCGCCAGGCCGCCCGCACCCACCTGCCACAGGCTGACCGCATCGGCCGCGCCCTCCACCAGACACACCACCGGCAGCCCGGGGTAGCGCCCGTCGGTACCAAAGAGCGTCATCGAGGCGCTCCAGTGGCGCGGGTAGAGGTAGCGGCTCTTCTTCTCCGGAGTGAGCCGGCGCCGGCCCACTCCGGCCAGGCGCCCGCCCGGGGTGTGCACCGGGAAGGTGGCGTCCCCGGTGAACGGGTCCTCGCCCAGCCCCTTGGCGTGGCACAGCCAGGGCGGGAACCGCTCCAGCCAGTAGCGTGGGGTGTCGAAGAGCTCGAGGTAGGCCTGGGGGTAGACCCGCGAGGCGCGCTCGGGCTCCAGCATGGCCTGCAGCACCTCGACCTTGGGCGCCCGCTTGCCGTCCACCGTGCCGCTGGCCTGGCAGGCGTGGCAGAACCAGACGCCCTTGAGCACGTTGACCGAGGCGCTGGCCTGGGTGTCGTCGTGCTGGGTGCAGCGGAACGGCCGCTCCACGCCCTGCCCGTGGGCCAGGGCCTCCTCCAGCGTGGTCATTCACTCCTCCTCGGGGAACATGGCGTTGAAGCAGGTCGGGTCGGTGCCGCTGATGAGCATCTCGCGGTCGTCCGGGCTGGAGTTAGGCCAGGCCTGCTGGATGAACAGGCCGCGGCCGTTGTCCCACTGGTCGTAGGCGACCTTGGGCATGGTCACGACCGAGCGCTTGCCGCAGCGCACGCACTTCTTGCACAAGACCTTGATCTGCACCAGCGAGAGGTCGCGCAGCGGCAGCACGGCGTAGTAGGGCATCCCGCCGGGCAGGGAGTCCCAGATCTCCCGGCCCACCAGGCAGCGCACCTTGCCGATGGCCATGCCCAGGGCGAACAGCTGCTCCATGCGCAGGTGCAGCCCGGTCCACTGGGTCTCGTGCCGGTCGTAGCAGGCCTGCAGGAAGGACCAGCCGCCGCCGGTGTCCAGGTGGAACGGCTCGGGCAACTCATCCAGCATCGCCGATATCTGCGGGACGTTGGTCTCCAGCACATCGGGGCGGAAGCCGAAGGTGTGCAAGATGGCCTGCACCTCGATGCGCGGGTAGGCGGTCTCTGAGGGCTGCCCGTCATCGAACAGGCAGGAGGTGAGGGTCATCTCCACCGCGTCGGCGGTCAATGCGCTCTGGGTCATGTGTGCTCCTTGGGTGGGGTGAGACGCACAAGGCCCCCGCTCGATTCGTGAGCGGGGGCCAGGGCGGGGCGACGGGACATAGGGATCCCTACCCGTCGCAGGACATATCTTATACCTGCGGTGTGACTACTTCTGCTCGCGGTCCTCGTCCAGCATCCCGAGCTCGGCGGCCGCTTCCTTGCTGATCTCCTCGAACCGGGCCCGGGCCGGGTCGAAGCGGGTGTACCAGCGCAGCGTGGGACCGTTGCGCACCTTCTCCGCGGAGTGCACCATGACGCGCTCGGAGAGACGCTTCATGGTGATCACCACGTCCGCGTCCTGCCCCAGCGCATCGGACTGGGACAGGTTGGAGGCCTTGGGCGGAGCCTGGGAATGGCTCTTCTCCCCCTCGCGGTTGATCTGTGCCGCGGCCAGCACCGGGGTGCTGGTGGAAAGGGTGATCTCACGCAGCACGTTGGAGATGACCGCCATCGAGCGCCAGTCGTCGATCGCCCGGCGCCCGTCCGGGCCGACCAGCAGGCCGGCGTGGTCGACCATCACCAGGTCGTACTCCCGGCACATCTCGGCGATCGCGGTGGTGGTGTTGATCTGCCCGTGGCTGGGGTCGGCCACCTCGATGGCACCGGGGGTGCTGGCGGCGATGATGTCCACCGCCTCCTTGCGCACCCGTTCCTCCTCGTCCTCCAGCATCGCCACCAGCTTGGCGTCCCTGCCAGCCAGTCGCTTCAACGAGCGCGCCGCCATCTGTGCGTCGGGCATCTCCAGGCTGGCGATGCCCACCCGGTAGCCGGTCTTGGCCGCCCTGGCGGCATACCCCAGCAGCTCCCAGGTCTTGCCCTGCCCCAGCCGGGCGGCCAGGTACCACAGCTGGGACCGGCCGATCCCACCGTGGGTCGCTCGGGCCAGGGTGGGGTAGGGCACCTCGATCTTGGCACCGTCGAAGGTGTCGGAGATCAGCCCGTGATCGAAGACCGAGGTCGGCTCCTTGCGGTGCCCACGGGGGCGCTGCATGCCCTCGAAGGCGCCGAAGGCGCCGTCCAGGTCCTCCTCGGACAGGGCTGCCAGCATCCGCATGGAGCGGGTGCGCAGGTCCCTGGCCGCGGCCGCCTCGCGGACCTTGGAGGCGGCCCAGGAGACGTCGATATCGGGGGTGAGCTCGAACTCGGGGAACTGCCGCCTGACCAGCGACAGCGGCGGGGCCACCCCGGCCTTGCTCTGGTACTCGACCCCGAAGTCCCACAGCTTGCGCCACGCCTCGACGTCGTTCTCGCCGATGAAGTAGGCACTGGGATCGAAACTGCCCTGCTCGAGCATCGCCGAGATGAGCAGCGCTTCGGGGGCCGAGGGTGACTGTTCGTCATCTGTCGCACGCAGTCGCATGGGACGCAGCCCTTGGGCCATGGATCTGTTCTCCTTCCGCCCGGACACGGTCTGACGACGGTACGCCCAGCGATGCGGTGAGGCTGGTGAGTGGGCGTGCCGGCGGGTGAGTCGTGACCGGTCAGTCGGAGGTGGCAGCGATCATCTGTTGCGGCGGCCAGTCGCTGGTGTCCGGCGACACGGCGCAGGGGTGGACATAGGTGCCCGACTCCTTGGTGCAGGCGAAGCAGAAGACGCCCCAGGTTCCGGGGAACTCCAGCGGCGCCAGCACCGGTACGTGCGGCTCGGACAGCGCCACCTCGGTGGGCGTGGTGTTGGCCGCAATGCGCTCCAGCGGCTCCTGCAGCACGCGGAAGGACTCGGCCAGGACCAGCAGCGGGTTGGAGCTGGGGGTCGGCCGGCCGGGTACGTGGATCTCGCTCATCAGTGGTTCTCCTTGGGTGAGGGGATGGGGGGGG